TCGGAATTTCCCAACGTCACTTGACCGCTGAATTCTTGGAACGTACCAACTAAAATTTCGTATCCCGAACCCGATTGCGTTGTGGTCCATACGGGCGCCGATGGTGTTGTTCCGCTGAATGTTCTTTTTAAATAGTAGGTGACGTTGTTGTTGAAATCAAACAATTCAACATTCAATTTCAACTTCGCAAAGATGTTGTTTTGATTGACATTGACATTCAAAAACAATTTGATTTGGTGATTGAACACCAACGTCAATTGATTCTGCAATGCGGATGAAACCAATCCAATCGCCAAATCGGGGTCGTTGGAATTGTCCCACGTCACCCCCTTCATTGCTTTAGGGTCTTGATTCAACGTGATGGCCACATCATTCGCCGCTGGCAAATAGTTGAAGATGTTGCCCGCTAAACGCGCTTGTCCCGACAATTGGTCAATCGTTCTTTCGTAAGAAACGACCGCTTCATCAATCTTTGATTTATCTTTTTGATAGTTGTGTTCCGTGAATGTTGCATTGTCGCGAAGAAACAATTGTTCCAATCGGTATTTTCCGTTTGCGTAATAAAAGCGCAAACCAAAAATCGTACACATTTGAGACAAGATTTCAAGCCAATTTTTATTGGTGTAAAACCCTTGTTCGTCAATCGTGTCGAATGCGTGGAAATCCGCGAACACCTCATCCAATGGATTGTTGTCGGCGTTGTAGGTCATCTCTTCAGCCCACCAATTACACGATACTGCCAACACTGGGTCGTTTGCCCCGTATATTTCCAGCGCGCCAACTTGGTCCAACGCATTGATGAATTGATTTGTAAATTGTCTAAAGAATGACGTGCCGCACAACGTATCGCCCAATTTTGAAATCCCGTCGGTCGCTTGAACGCTAAACAATGCGGGGTTTGAAACGTCTTCGATTTCAACCAAATCTTGAACGATGATTCCAGCCCAAAACAATTCTTCGGTTGTGCTAATTGAACCGCCCAAATCAATCACCGCTTGTTTATAGCAAGCCGGTGATTCAACTTCGCCGCCATCAATTGCAACGCGCGATTCGTATTGTGCAAAAACATTCGCGTTGTTGTTCGTGAATATACGATTGACAACAATTGAAAATCGGTCTTGTTGGTATTGCTTTAACAATTCGATGTATTGCAACAATGCCGGTTCACCTTGATTGATGATTCCGACATTCACCGACGACCCAATGATTGGGGAATATATGTTGTCAGTTTGCCCCGAATATTCCAATTGAAATCCATCGCCCGACACTTGAATTTTTTGGGCCGAGCCCGTGAATTCATTGTCGTGAAATTCTATCACATAATCAATGCCGAATGATGATGTAAATTCTGCGTATAGTCTCGCCGCCATATATTAAAAACCTCTTTGTCTTGTTCTATTGCGTGATGCGCGTTCGTTGGACAACAAAATGTCCGACCCGCTGATTCGGCCAGTGACGACAACATTTTGTCCGCCGCCAAATTCACCCAATCTATCCAATGGTATAACCGCTTCGGATTGTCCACCCTCGCCAATCATTGCCAACGTTGGTGATGTTACAACACCACCTTCGGCAAGCATTGGAATGTTTGGCATAAACCCGGCGACGCTTTGCATCGTTCCAAATATATCGCCGATTCCGCCAAGTCCAGCAAGACCGCCAAAGGCAAGTCTAACGGCAACCGCTAAAGCAAACGCGGCGATTGCCGCCGCTACAAATTGCGTGATTAGGCTTCGCAATCCGGAAATCATTGATTCTTTGAATTTTCCAAATCTTGTTTCGCCTTCTTCTAATACACCGAATGCGTTTTCAAGTGAACGTGCGAATTGATTTTGGATTGCCCTTCCCGCATCAACTGCCAACGCTCCGAAATCAACCAATTCTTTTTTAATAGCAACCATTGCTGGCTTCAACTCCATTAATGCGGGTGTTGCTTTTCTCGGCAAATCCATGAACGCTTGTGACATTCTTTTCAATCCGAATGTTGCGCCCGCCGTTGATTGATTTATTTCTTCAATTACCGGCGGCAAAGTGCCAAGCGATTCCGTTGTTTCTTCTGCGGTTTCTTTAACTAAACCAAGGCTTTTTGCCACACCGCCAAACACCTCGCGGAACGATTTCAAAATCGGTTGTTCTTCGCGTTGGAATTTTTCGAATGGTTCAATCAGTACGGAATCCCTTCCTAAAACCGACGCGACCTTGTTAAATGCCGCAATCAATGTATTAATTAAAGGCAACACAAAATTAGCAACGTCACGGAATGCGTTTCGTAAACCAGTAGAAAAGGCTTCGCTATTTTCTCTAACATATATGAATGCCGCCGCCAATGCAAAAATTGCGATTGCAATCAATGTGATTGGCGATGTTGCAAGTTGTACGGCAACACCAAGCGCACCCGTTGCAATCGTTTGCAAAATCGTGGCCGCGCGAAGTGCAGTCATAACACGAACCAAAGAACCCGCGATAAAAATCACGGGTCCAATTGCCGCCGCTAATCCCGCAATAACTGCAATAAATGATTTTAAACCATTTGGCAAGTTGTTGACGAACGTTGCAAATTGCGTCAACTTCTTAATCACTGGCGTCAATGCCACCGATATCAAACCGCCGAATTCAATCGCTAAACCTTCGACCGCTGAACCCAATGCTTTGGATGCACCCGCGGCCGTCATATCCATGATTTTCGCCATTTCTGACGCGCTTCCCGCCGCGTTCGCAAATTCTTCATCGAGCCGCGCGATTCCGTCAATGTTGTCAACCAATGTGATGAGTGCCGTTTGCGCTTGTCTACCAACCTCATCCATTGCACCGCCAAGGTCTAAGCCTTCAGCGGCCAATTCTTTAAGCGCGGTTGATGTAGATTTTCCCGATGTTTCAATTTCGGAAATAATTCGACGTAGTTGTGTCCCAGCTTTTGAACCTTTGACCCCCGCATTGGCAAGAATCGCCATCATTGCCGTGGTTTGTTCCAAGGAAATCCCCGCGCTTTTTGCCGTTGGCGCAACATTCTTCATCCCTTCCGCAAAAGATTCAATGTCTAAAGCCGATGATGCAAATGATTTCGCCATCACATCCGTGACGCGTGTCGTTTGATTAACATCAAGACCAAAACCACGTAAGGTTGCGCCCGCTACCTCAGCAGAACGTGCCAAATCACTTCCCGATGCTTGCGCCAAATTCAATGTGGCTTCAGTAACACCCGTGATTTGTTTGGCCGTAAAACCAAGTTTTGCAAATTCCAATTGAAGTCCAGCCACTTCGCGTGCGCTGAAGATTGTTGAACGTCCTAATTCTTTGGCGTTATCCGATAAGGATTTGAACTCGTCAGCGGTCGCACCCGATACGGCTTTGACTTTTGCCATCTCAAGTTCAAAATCTCGAAATACATTGAACGACATTGCGCCCAACGCGGCAAGTGGCGCGGTCAACTTCATGGACAAATTTTTGCCCGTTTGTTGCATCTTACGACCGAACTTGTCCATTGAACGTTCGGCCTTGTTTAGACCCTTACGGAATGGCGCGATGTTCGCGGTTAGTCGGAAATTTAATGAACTAAGACTTGCCATTGGCTTTTGCGCGTTGTTTGCGTTCGTTTATTACTTCTAATATTTCGCCCCGTGTCCAAACCTTGCGGTCCTTTTTCGGTTGGCTTTCCCAAGGAAACACAATCAAATCTTTTGGCTTGATGCGCTTCTTTGTGTGTGGATTCAAAAGAATTGTTGTCATCCAACGCGTCCTTTCCCAATCCGTTTTTTCTCTTCGGTTTTGTTGCTCGTTCCAACCTTCAACCAAGTTGCCCCACTCGCGTGGCAATAGGTCATAAAATTGGGACGGCATCAATCCAACTTGACCGAACGCGAACGCTTCCAACGTGTCCCATGTTGCAACGTCACCTTGTTGCGACGTTCGGTCATTTACTTTTTTTCATTACCCGATGAAAATTGTTCTTCAAAGACGGCGAACGCCTTTTCAATCAATGTTTCATCTTCGTCAATCCAGTCGGCAACATCAGCCACATCATAGCGGAATGGTGCCTTTTCTTTTCTTGCGCCGTCTTTGAATCCGCAATACATCAATGTTATTGCTTGGTCCAAAGTCATATCGTCGCCAAGGTTTTCCAATTGCGCCAATGTCGTTCCCGTCATTCTTGAGAATTCACGCAAGGCGTTAAATCCAAATCTTATTGCGTGCTTACGTTCCCCGATTTCAATAATTGTTGTCATGTTGTTGTTTTTTGTTGTTGTTGGTAATAAAGGGACCGCCCAACGGACGGCCCCGAATCATTTTTGATTAAGCAACGGATGCTTGAGTCAATACGCCAGTTCCCGTGAATCCGAACGAGAAAGAAACATTCTCTTCAACGCCCGCTTCTTGTTCGTAGCTTGTCAAGTATGCGTCGCCAGTGTAGTCGATTTCGCCGCTTGTTGCAGAACCAAACTTCACTTTGACAAGTGTGCGGTTTGACAACAATGTGAAAAGGTCATCCGGTGTGTCGTAATCACCCGAGATTGAGTAAGTCACCAACCCGTCGCCACTAAGCGACCAAGATTTCAAACCTTCCAAATTTTCTTGCCATCCAGCTGAATCTTTTGTTGTGGTGTCGCGCACTTCCATTGATGTGCTTAATGATGCCGATGTTGCACGGCCAATGATGTCGTAAGTTGTTCCGCCATCTTCTGAAATTTGAATCACAACATCCGTTGAATTCATGATGCTTGTTGAAGCCATTTTAGTTGTTTTTTATCGTTTTTAAATTTAGTAAATCAATCGCGTGAAACCCGAAATTTCAAATCAACTTGTGACCCAAACGTTCGTTCATCATCGCTGAACAAATCGCGTTGGCCTTCAAAGGCGCACGATTTTACTTTCACCCCGCCAATCGTTTCGTTCATTCTCACGAATGCACTACGAACGTATTCAACGGCGTTTTGTGTGTCCGAATACTTTGTTGAAATCAACGTGATTCGAACATCTATTTCGTCAATATGCGAATCGCTTTCTTTCGACATACTTGTGGAAATGTTTGCCACCTCGTAAATCGCGAACGGCGTCGCTTTTGTTTGCGCTCCTATCACTGGAAACACTCGTCCACCAAACAACGTGTTCAATGCTGAATCACTGGTGAACTTTGATTTGATAACCTTCCCAATCATATTCGTGCGGCTTTTACTTGTTTATTCAAGAATGAACGCATCAATCGTTTGAACTCGTTTCCAACGCCACCCGAATTTTTCGTTCGTGCGCGTTTGGCAAATCCTTTGTTTGGTCCGCTATATTGTCCGTCCCTTAAATATCCGTATTCCAAAAAGTGCGCGAACCAACCACCTTTTTCCGGGTCGCTAAATGTACGCTTAACCCTTGGGCCAACTTGCAATGATGCAAACGTCGCCCCACGATTCACACGCGTGGTGATGATGCCCATTGATTTTTTTAATTGGCCTTTGGTTATTTCGGCATAAATGCCGCCGTTTCGGTACACCTTAAACGTTCCCGAACTGATGTTCGTGATTTCGTCTTTGTACCCCTTCAACATCGGCTTCAATGACTTGCGTGCAATGCGACGGATTTGCGCCGTTGTGACGCCATCGTGTAAGTTTTCCAACTCTTTGAAAGCGCGTTCGAATTCCTTCTTGATATCCTTTTCATCAAACCCAATGA